TACCGCTCAGGGTTGGCTTCATAGTTCGGTAATGGCAGCACGCCGCTCAATACGGCCATCTCCAGCCACGCCGCATAGATCGGCTGGTGGAAGTTCTCGATCATGTAGTTCTGAAGCGCACGCCAGTTATCGCGATCCTCCAGCAGGCTCAATCGGCTGCTGCTGTAGTTGCTCTGGCTGAAGTCGCGGCTGATCGTCTCATAGCTGCAGCCCAGCCCGCTGGCCATCGCACGCAACATCGCACGCAAGAACGGCTCGAACTGCCCATCAGGTGCATCGAGCTGCGGCACCGTGACGGTTTCGCCCGGCGCCAGATACTTGAAGACACCAGGCTCGAAGTTGCTCACCCGCTCGCCGTCGTAAACCTCATCACCCTGCAGCTCGCCCTCAGGGCTGGTGATGAAGCCCATCAGCGAGCTGTTGGCGCGAGCGCGGATCACCTCCGCTTCCTCGTACCCAGCAAGGTGGTGCATCCGCTTAATCGCAGATGAGAACCAGGGCACGCCTCTGGTCTGGCCCGGCCGCTCCTGCAGATAGAGGTGGATGATCTCACTGGCTGGGATCAGCTGGTGCCTGCTAGCAGCAGGCCGCGCAAAAGGCGTATCACCCGGATGGCTAGTCAGAAACGCATATTGCACAGGCCGCCCCCATGGGTCTAGCTCTATGCCCATGCGCCACTCGTTGCCCTGCGTGGTGCTAACGCCTGTGTATTCATCGTCGAGCAGGTCAGCCTCGATCACATCCAACGCAATCGGGATGCTGCCGCCGCCAAAAGGCCGCCGCACAATACGGATGAACACCTCACCCGATTCGCACATAGCGCCAACTGCAAGGCGCTCAATGTCGCTGAAGCACAACCGGCCCGCGGTGTTGCAAGTTTCCTTGCGCCCCCACATCCGCCACGCCTTCTCGATCGCATCGTTCACCTGGTGATCAAGCCGGCCGCTGCCGCGTTGCATCGGCACCTGTACCTGCAACCGCACGCCAGTGCCGATCACGTTGTTGCGCACCGCACGCACGGCCTGCCGCGCATAGTCGTTGTCGCGCACCAGCTGGCGGCTGCGATTGCGCAACCGTTTCAAGCTGCCGTTGATTTCGGCATCGGCGCTGGTGCCACTCGCTACCCAGTCGCTTGTAAGCCTGCTTACCCTCGCGCCTTCATACATCCGACGCCGCGGCCGGCGGAACCCGAAGGCTTTCAACAGCTGCGTGCGGAGGCCCATCAGAAGCGAACGAAAAGGTTGTGGGGATTGCCCAGGCCATTGGCCTGTAGCTGCGCAGCCTGCTCTCGCTTCACCTGCGCTTTCAGCTGGCTTTCTAAGGCCAGCAGATCACTCAGCTCATACTTCGTCAGGCTTCGGCCGCCGATGCTGTACTGCTTGACAGCACCGCCGCTGATCAATGTGCGGATCGCAGCCTGCACCGCGTCAAGATCCTGCTGCAGCTGTGTGCGGCCATCAAACGCACCAGGTGTGCCGCTGTACTCCAGCGCCGCCAACACCTCAAGCTGACCAGCGCCCAGGGTCGCCTTCTCGCTGCCCTGCTCCGCTACCGCCTGCCAAAACCACGCGCCAGCATTAAATGCAGCGCTGGTGGCGGCTGAAATGGTGAACTCCCAGCCCAGCCCATAGGCCGTGCCAGTCACCGTCGCGCCTTCGCTTGCTGTATTAGTCCGCAAGTAGTACGTCAGTGACCAGCTGCTGCTGTCGATCGTGTTGCCCAGATTGTCGCGGCCGCCATCATCCCGCCACTTCACCGTGTCGCCGGCTCGGATCGTCGCAGGGATGTTCACGGCCTCACCAGCTGCTCACGAAACTTGACGCCGCAGGCTGCGACTTCTGCCTTGATCCTAGCTTCGGCTTCTTGTCACCTTCCATTTCAGCCTTCAGCTGGCCCCACATCGTTGCCTTGTTCATCTTCCGGCTGAACACCAACATCGCCGCGTAGCCATACACCGCACAATCAAGCGCTTCGTTCCGATCGCCTGCTTTCTTCACCCATTCGCGGATCGGAAACCCGCGGTGATACCGCAACGCCTGCCGTTCGCTGGTCAGCTGCTTGAAGTAATCCTCATCAGCTGCCATGCCGAAATTCAAGCTGCCTGCTGCTTCGTTGTGCCGCAGCCGGCCGAATAGCGTCGTCTTGATCGTGTCAGTGCCCAGCATGTAAAGCGTCACGCCGCGCTTGATCACCTTCCCCCGCCAGTTCACATCAACCTTGCTGCCCTTGCCCACTGCAGCACTGTTGCGCTTGCTGCTGCCCTTGATCGCAATCACGCCCTGCCCAACCCGATCGCGCACGTAGCGATACACCTCGTGCGTGCAGTGGCCGCCAGAGTCGATCGCCATCTGGCGCACCTTCAGCTGCCCCCACTCAGCAGCCAGCACCTGATCCAACTGCCCCCATACCTCTGTTTGCGTCGGATCACCCATCAGCTCCTGGTGCCACACCAGCCAGCCCGTCTCGCCTTCACCCCAGCCCCACACACTCACCGCCAGCCTGTTGTCCTGCACGTCAACGCCAGCAGTCAGCAGCACCACGCCTTCAGGGCAGCTGCCCGGCTCATACGCCAAGCGCTTAGCCATCAGGCCGTCAGCGTTGATCTTGGCGCTGTAGTCCTCCTCCCAGGTCTCAGCCAGCCTGGTGTTGACGAACGCCTTCAGCGCTGGCGCGTCGCCCTTCGCCCGTAGGAAGTCATCCACCAGCTGATCCCAGCTGCACCAGCCCAGGGGGCTGTAGAGCCCGCTGAGATGGAAGCCAGCCGTCTTGCCATTACCGGCCGGTGCTGTAGCTCGCCATTCACCAGCACCCAACAGCTGCGGCTTGTGCCGCTCAGGCCAGCGCTCCTTACAACATTCGCACTCATACAACACCGTCTCAGGGTTCGCTTCCTTCCACTTCAGCTGGCCCCACTTCAGCCACTGCATTTCACCGCAGCTGGGGCATGGCACAAAAAACCGCCGCTGATCACTCCTCAGATACTCAGCCTCGATCGTGCTGAAGTCCTTCACCGTTGGCGTAGACGTGATCAGGATCTTGCGCCTGGCAAACGTGGTAGTCCTCCGCTCCGCTAGCGCCAGCGGGCTGCCCTCACCATCCACATCATCAGGAAACGCATCCACCTCATCGGCGAACAGGTAACGACATGGCGCCGATCGCAAGCCAGTAGCGGAGTTGGCCCCAGCCATCAGCATGATCCCGCCGCTGAACTCCTTGCTAAACATCGTGTTGCCAGAGTCCCTACTCCGAGCCGGTGCGATCTTGGCCGCCAAGCAAGGCGTTTCACTGATCATGCTCTCAAGCCGTTGCTTGCTCAATCGCTTCGCCATCTCGATCGTTGGCTGCACGCACAACATCGGCCCCGGTGCATGGTCGATCACATACCCCAGCCAGTTGCTGCCGGCCTCCGTCTTGCCCGTCTGTGCCGCAAACATCATCACCACACGCTGCACTGGGCTCTCGCTGCTCAGGCAATCCATCGGCTCCTGCAGGTAAGGCGTGCGGCTGGTGCGCCATGGCCCAGGCTCCGCACTCGCCTTGCTGCTCAGCTTGCGATACCGATCAGCCCATTCGCTAACCGTTAGCGGCTCCTCCGGTCGCAGACCCTCGAGGAATCCAGTCGTCCACGCATCACTCATCACACAGCTCCACCAACGCGCTGCGGTGCTCCTGTGTCAGCACCTGATGGATTCGCGCAGGATCCGTTTCACCAGCGAGTTGGTGGCTAAGACGATCCGCCAAATTCGCCAATGCCTCCCGCACGCTTCGCCCCATCTGAAACGCTTCTTTCTTTACCTGGTCAGCTGGCACCAGTTCGGCAAGTTGCTGCGATACCTGCAGCTTCGCTAGCTCCGCTTGGTAATGCTCCCGTCTCGCTCGAGACTCATTCAGATCCGGGATTGCATCATCAGGCAATCGCTCGATGCTGCGCTTCAATTCATCACGATCACGTGGCAATGGCTCAACAGGATCAGCCTTGCTCACCTTGCTGCCAGGTGTGTCGCGTGTATTGCGATTCCACAGCTCAATCGCAAGATCACGATCAAGCCATTTCTTGCCATCTTTAATCACTACCGCATCAGCGATACGGCTTTTGCTCGCGTGCGTGACGGCCGCCTTAGTGCAACCTCTGATTGCAGCAAGCTCAGCAAACGTAACTAGCAAGCAGTTAACACCAAACAGGCTTAACTTAACGCCTGCTAAACCGCCGTAAACTGTCTTAGGTCGAGTCTTGCCTAAGACTCGCTGAGATCCCTTGCGCCGCAGTGGTTTAGCCCGTCTGGCGTCTGACGCTAAAGAAAAAACGAGCGTTGCGATGACC